GCAATCTTGAGTATACTTGGGTTCCTGACTATGAGAATCCCACCCATATGAGCGTTGTTCGTTCTATTATGCGCGGAGATATTACCCAGAGCAGCTTTGCTTTTACAATTAAGGAGCAGAAATGGTCTGATTCTACTAAGTACGGCACAATGGGCAAGCGCACTATCACAATAATCGAGGATTTGTACGATGTTAGCCCAGTAACTTATCCCGCATACGCTGACACTGAGGCCGACGCTCGTAGCATCGTGGCTTTGAGAGATCAGGAGCGCGAGATTGAAGAGGCAAAAAGAAGCCAAGCCGCTGCCGATGTATTGAAGCTGGCCTTATTAAGATACGAAAACCTATAAAACAAAAAACCAAAAAAATGAATAAAATTAAAGCATTGAAAGAAGAGCGCGGCCGCCTGTTGGGCGAGTTGTCTACTCTGCAAAACACCATTGAAAAGGAAGCCCGTTCAATGGCTGACTCTGAAACCAACCGCTTGGCTGAAATCGAGGCTCGTTTGGGCGCGATTAAGGCTGAGGTTGAAACCTTGGAAAAGTTGCAAAACTTGGCAGCGCAAGCCGCTGGCCACACTGCTAGCCGCAGCGAGGAAAAAGAAAAGTCAGAAATGGCTAAATCTTACAGCTTCAAGCGCGCGATGGAAATGGCTATTACTGGCCGTCGCGAAGGTGTTGAAGGCGAATTTTCTGCCGTTGGTGGTGATGAGTTCCAGCGTTCAGGCGTAAGCGTAAGCGCTCACTCTATCAAAATCCCTTCTGAAGTTTTCAAGCGTGATATGACTGCTACAGGCGGAACTTCTGGCGATCAGGGTGGTGTAAACATCCAAACTTCTGTAGGTTCTATCATCGATGTATTGTTGCCTCGCACAGTATTGAATGGTTTGGGCGTACAGCGTTTGTCTGGCTTGGTTGGAAACTTGGATTTACCAACTGCTCAAACTGTGCCCTCTGCTGGTTGGAACACTGAAAACGGTACTGCTACTGAAAAGAGCCCTACCTTCTCTAAGGTTACCTTCAGCCCTAAGCGTTTGGCCGCTTACATTCAAGTGTCTAACCAGTTGATGTTGCAATCTAGCAACTCAATCGACGGTTATGTGCGTAACTGGTTGCTTAACGCAATGGCTCAATCTTTGGAAGCTGCTGCTATTAAAGGTGGTGGTTCTAACGAGCCTACTGGTATTATCGCAAACAGCAATGTTAATGTGGTTTACGCAGGTGGCGCTTCTAGCAACTCTACCAACGCTAACGGTATTGCACCAGTTTGGGCTGACGTTGTTAACTTGATGAAAGCCGTAGAAAACAGCAACGCTATGGGTTACGCTTATTTGACAAACCCATTGGTTAAAGCTGCTTTGCAAACTATCCCACGCCAAGCTTCTGGCGTTGAAGGAAACTTCATCTGGCCTGCTGGTGGTTCTGAGTTGAATGGTTACCCTGTAGCTACTACTACTTTGGTACCTTCAAACTTGAGCAAAGGAACTTCTAGCACTTTGTCTGCTATGATCTACGGGGCGTTCGATATGATGGCCGTGGCGAACTGGGGCGGAATGGAACTCACAGTAGACCCATATTCTGGAGCTACTGCTGGTTTGACCAACGTAGTGCTTAACGCTTATATGGATGTAAATTTATTGCAGCCTAAAGCCTTCGCTGTCTGCAAAGACATCGTAGCCTAATAATCTGCCCGCTCGGGGGCGTAAAAGTTCCGAGTGCTGAGGGTGGTCTTGACTGCACCGCCCTCGGGCTATTATGAAGATTAAATTTATTGCAAACCCTACAGGAAAATTTAACCTTTCCTATAATGCAGGCGAGGAGGTGATTATGGAAACAAAGCAGGCGATGCTCTTAATTGAGGCAGGAATTGCTGAGGAGATTGCAGTACTTACCCCAAGCAAGCCCAAAAAGGCTAAAACAGTAAACCCAGAAACCGAACTAGACGCCGAGTAAAATGTACAGAGCAAGACGATACACAGCCTACGCAAATGCAGCAACCGATTATGTGAGTTTATCGGAGGCTAAACAGCATTTGCGAGTAACTAGCACCGCAGACGATACCTATATAAGCGGTTTGATTTCTATGGCTGTTGAGGCTTGCGGCGCTTATTTGGGTTATTCTGTGCGCAAAGCAACAGCACGATATGGATATGACGCATTTGTAGGCCAGCCTGCGCTAATTAATCCAGTAAACGGGCTTACGATACCTTCAGGCAATTATCTGCGCGTAAACAGCCGCGTTTTGGATGTGGAGCAGTTGTATTATGTAGACGATAATAATACAGTTCAAACTTTCGACGCTGCGGATTGGATTGTTTCGCCTGACCCAATGAGCAACTACACAAAAAATATCTTTATGGAGAGCGCCCCATCCAGTATAACTGACGATTTAATTAAGTACATCGTTGAAGTAACTGAGGGCTTCAATCCTGTAGGTACTTCTGGAGTTGACCCAGATACGATTTGCCCCGCTTCTGTGAAGTTTGCCGCATTGCTTTTGGTTGGGCAGTATTACGATAACAGGCAGGCGATAACTGTGGGCGTAAGTAATACCCCGCTAAACTTTGGTTTGCATTATTTACTAGATCCCTATAAAATCCCAGTAATGATATGAACGCGGGCTTAATGGATGAGCTGATTTCAATTCAGCGCTACAGTGAGACGGTGGACACCAACACAGGCGAGAAGTTGCAATCTTGGACAGAGATAGCAGCGCCTTGGGCTAGGATTGTGGAACTTGAAACAGGCAGCGAAGAAGTGAACGCAGACAGGAGAGAGAATAAGCAAATAGTTAACTTTACAATCCGATACACTTCAGATATTTCTGTAAATGACAGGATTGTGTGGAACTCAAACAAATACAACATTATTTCCATTGCTGACCTAGAGCGGAGAATGTATGCTAAATTGCATACTGAAATCAGCTATAAAAATGACTAAATTCTCGCAGCAAGTAAATCAGGCAATCAGAGGCATAAAAACTCTGGGCCTATCGCCTCAAGTGGTTGGCGGTGTGATTGAACGCAACGCTAAGGAGTTTATTAATATAGCGCAAAATAACATCCAAGACGATACAGGCAATCTAAGCCGCTCGATTGGATTCATTGAAAAAAATACTCGCTACAGATTTGCAGCAGTTCGATTGATAGGTGCAAGGGTTTACGGTGGTTTTAAAGGATACCACGCCTATATTTATGAGCACGGAACTCAACAACGTACTTACAACGGCGCAAGTCGTGGCAAGATGCCTGCAAATAATCAAATGAGCAGGGCTTTTAATTCATACAAAGACACTTTTACCAGCAACACAGAGCGCGAAATTGTTAAGATTATCACAGAGAATGCGCGAAAGGCTGGCTTTGACGTAAAATAAAAAAATAAAAATATACAAATGGCAACTACAGGTATTACAAACGGAACGCTAATTGCAATCTACAAAGATGTAAGCGGCACTTTGACAAAAATCGCAAACGCGACATCTAACGATTTCGACATTACAAAAGATATGATCGAGACCACCAACAAAGACAGCGCAGGCTGGAAAGAGTTTATCGTTGGAGAAGGCGGCTTTACTATGAACGTCGACGGAATGTTTGAAGAGGACGGTTCTGTAGGTTCTGGCGGTCTTTCTTGGAAAGATTTGATTACTGACCTTTTGGCTGGAACTTCTGTTACTATCGTTATGACTTCAAATGTAACAGGCGATTTGAAATTGAGCGGCTCTGCTTTCTTTTCAAATTTGACTTTGAGCGCACCAAATAACGACGTTACAACCTTTACCGCATCTATCCAAGGTACTGGTGCTTTGACTGTTGGCACTATCTAATATGCAGGAAATCAAAATCGGGGGTGTAACTCACCCCCTTTATTTCTCGATGCTATCAATAGAGCAGGTCTTTTCAGATTTGCAAGTTGAGGATTTTGCTAAATTAGGCGCTGTTATGAGCACCAAGACGGCAGGCAACTCGTTGAAATTTGGCAGAGCGTGCGCCTTCGCAGGGATTGCTGGAGGCTACAGAAAGCAGGGCGAAAAGTGCCCCTTTGTTTCTGCTGAGGCTTTGGGCGATCAGGTTAGCGCTTTTGCTGAACTTGAGCCCGCAATCATTGGATTTACAAAAGCAGTTGAGGAGTTTTTTAAACCCGCTGACGATGTGGCTCCAGTGGAGGGAAAGTAACAGGCGGCAAAGCTGAGCCCTTGACCTTTGACCGCCTTAAGCAAATAGGCTTTGGCGAGATGCTTATGAGTGAGGAAGATTTCGCTAACTGCACGCCTTATTATTTTAGGATAAGGTTGCACGGAATGAGAAAAGCCCAAACTCAACAGTATCGCAACCAATGGGAACTCAGCCGCTGGATGGCCGCCACAATGATAGCACCGCATCTAAAGAAACCGATTGCACCGCAGAAACTGATTAGCTTTCCGTGGGAAGTTGAGCAGGCTGAGAATGTGCAGGAGGTAATCGAAAAGTACAGACACATATTTAACAAATTAACCCCACCCCCGCAAGCGTGAAAGCCGTAACCGCAATTTACAACATACTCAGCAACAACGCAGCACTTACTGCGGTTGTGAGCAATAGGATTAACCCGCTGAGAATCCCAGAAAAAAGCGCCCTCCCTGCGCTCGCTTATCAGGTTGTTAGTAACCGCGGTAATATGAGCAAAAGCAGCGCCTCAAAATCTGACTTTACTCGTATACAGGTAATGATTGTAGCCAAAACCTACGCCTCTGCTATTGAGGTGGGTAACTTGGTGCGCAATGCGATGGAGGTTGCAACCCCCAACACTTTTAACGGTGTTAAGGTGCAGGTTATTGAGTACGATGGCGAGGTGCATTTGGCAGAAGATAACGCTGGGTTTGCAGGGCTTTCTACTATTGGGATGGACTTTATTATTAACTACACTAGATAATGGCAACGCAAAGCAGTATAAACATAGCCCTGAGCGCCGATACCTCTGGCCTTAATAAGAATATAGCCAAAGCGGCCGACACAGTCGAACAAGGCGCCAAAAGAATGGCCGAAACCAGCCAGAAGGCAGGCGAAGCTATTGCAAGCGCTTTGGGTAATATGAGCGTCCGCGATGCGATTAAAGAGGTAAGCCAAGCGATTAACGATCAGAAGGCAATAACTCTAGAATATCAAAAGCAACTGCAAAGCCTTAGAGATAAGAGCGCCGCTATGAGCGCTACCGACATTAAAGGACAGAGAGCGCTGAGAAAAGAAATCGACGCCGTAAAAGCTGCCATTGCTGGGCAAAAATTGGGTATTGCGGATTTGGTTGCTGAAAAGCAAGTGCTTGAAGCTGAGCTTAAAAAAGAGATTGAACAAGAGAAGCAACTGGCCAAAGCCACAGCCGAGGCAAACAAAGCAAGCCGAGAGCAGAAAACTGTAAACGGGGCAACTCGTGCAAGTTTGAACGGATTGGCTACGTCGTTTAGTTCTGTGTCGTCAATTATGGCGATAGTTGCAGACGATAACAAGGAGTTGCGCAACGCTTTGATGGCTACGAACGCCGCCCTTAACTTTTCTGCTGCTGCTATGCAGGTGCGAGATTTGTCTAAGGAGTTTGGAGGTTTGGGCAATGCTGCTAAGGATGTGGGTAACTGGATTAAGGCAAACCCTTATCTGGTTGCTGCTGCCGCCATTACTGCCATAGCTGTGGCGATTGCATCGGCTGAAACAGAGGCCGAGAAGTTTGCAAGATTACAGGCTGAAGTTAACAAGGAACTACGCGATGCAACCAGCAACGCAAGAGCCAACGCAGTAAGTTTAAACGCTTATTTGGCGATTGTTAACGACACCACAAAAAGCGAAAAAGAACGCAAGGGCGCCCTGCTTGCATTAAAAGAGGCGGGCATCGCCGTTGACGATTTGAATATAAAAACCGCTTCAGGATTGAGGCAGTTGAATGCCAGAGTTCAGGACTCTATAAACTTATCAATTCAGAAAGCGATAGTTGACAAGGCCGCTGCGAAAATTGCCGAGATTGAACTGGGCAAAATCGAAGCGCAAAAAGATGCACGCGAAGGTTTAGGTGCAACCCTTGTAGATAATTTGTTCTATATGGGTTTACAAGTGCAAAGAACTCGAGAAAGTAATGCCGCTCTGGCAGAAGCGGACGCTCAAATAAATTTGTACAAAACTGCACTGCAAAACGCCTCGGCTGCCGTTGCTCAATTAACGCCAAATGTAGACGCTGCAAATACTGCGCAGACAAACTACAACAAGGGAGTTAAGCAGGGCGCAAAAGATGCTGCAGAATATGAAAAAGCTATTAAGGATTTAACGGCTAAAGAATTAGAGCTGTTCAATTTGCGGAATACTGCAAATAAAAACTTGGAAAATTATTTGTCCCCTGGCGACATAGTTCCAACAACGGTATTGGAGGAGATTCAAAAATTGGATGAAGAATTATCCAATGTGAATGAAGTAACATTTACTTTCCCAAACGCAGAAGAGGTTCCAGAAATATTTAAAGGCGGTCCAGATATAATCACCACCGAAATTGGCAAAATACCCACAGCCGTTGAAGAAATGTCAAAGCGTTCTGGGTATGCTTGGGATATTCACGTAGCCGAAATGGAGGCTGCAACCGAAAAAACTTTAAAACTAGCTGAAAAGCAAAAACAAGCACTTGACAAATTAAACGCTGCCTTTGCCACTTTGCAATCTGAAGCCGCTGTAAGTTTCGGCCAGTTTATCGGTGATCTAGTATCTGGAGAGCAAGACGCGGGCAAAAACTTCGGTAAAAATATGCTGGGGGCTATTGCCTCATTTATGGATTCACTCGGTAAGGCTTTGATTGCTACGGCTATCGCTTCTGAGGCGTTCCAGAAATTAATTTTAACTAACCCGCTGGCTGCCGCTGCCGCTGGTGTGGCCTTGGTTGCAGGTGCTCAGATTGTGCGCAATAGTTTGAAAGAAGGCCCAGAGGTTACAGCCTTTGCTGAGGGTGGTATTGTTTCAGGGCCGACGCTTGGACTTATGGGGGAATATCCCAACGCAAGGAGTAACCCTGAAGTTATCGCGCCTTTGGATAAATTGCAGGGAATGCTCAACACTGGAAGCCAAAGCGGTTACGTGGCATCTACAACAATTACAGGGCGAGATTTGGCTATTGTGCTGGAGCGTTACAATAAAGACAGCAAAAGGGGTTAATTTCGCAATATGGCACGCAAATACTACGGCTCTTTTTATTCGGTTACTGGGATACTTCATAAAGTTGAAATATGGGACGCGCCTAGCGGCTCGGGAACTGGAGGCACAGAGTTAAAACTTGCGGGCAATGGGTACCAAATAGAACGCGATGGGGAGGGGGATACATTTTACACAAATCCTATTCGAGCTTCTCGGTCAACTTCCTACTGGTTAATTCCCTCCGATACTATTATGGGCGAATTCCAAGCCCTTGCCACAAACTCCGAGCAGTATTGGGCGGTATTGATTTACAAAGATTCGGTATTGCAGCACGTTGGCCGAGTTGTTGCCGACCAAATGACTTTTTTACGCGAATCAATCGAGAGCAAGCCAGTTATTTCGTTGGCTGCGGTGGATGGTTTGGAATTGCTAAGAGGTTACAAAGTGAGTAGCGACTGGTTTGCCGATGGCAAAATAACAGTTTCGCAGTTGTTTCGCAAATCATTGGACGAACTCGGCCTAAAAGATTACTGGGTTGTAGCTGGCACAAATACGGACTATTTTAGAGACGCTGTAAGCCCTTACTCAAGTGATGCAAGTCGCAAGGGCATTGATTTGCTGAAAGTCGATTTAAATACGTTTGTGAGCGATTACGACGCGTTTAAGGATATTACCGCAAGCGATGTGAACGCTTTTCAGTATGCCAGCGAAAATATGGTAGATTGCAAACAAGCACTTGAGCAAGTTTGCGAAATTCTACAGGCTCGATTTATACACGAACTTGGAAAATATTGGCTTGTTTCGGCTGCTGAGTATTTAGATACAACGGTAGCCTATCGCCAGTACAGTTATACCTTGCAGTATATTGGAACGGGCACCTACACCCATACAGTGCAGTTGGGCAACGATGTGCGCCCGCAATGGATGGCAAAGCCGTCGCTCACTTACCAAGCGGCTGCCAAATATGTGCAAGTTGACACCGAGCGCACGATGAACACAGGCGTGTATCGGACTTACCAAAACAAAAGCAATACCAATTTTGGGGGTGCGTTCACAGGTATACCAACGGGCACTAATCCAGACGAGGCACCGCTAAGAGTAAGATTTGCGATAAAGTTTCAGCGTCATATTTTCACAGGAACTACAACAGGGCCAGAGGATGGTACTAAAGTCGAGATACAAATCTGGCTGACAGATAGCTCGGGTAATATTAAGATATTGGATAACACCAATTTCTACTGGGTTTCGCACACTGGCGCGATTCCAGTAAGAGAGGAAATAATTAAAACAGATACACAATCGACCACTTGGACATCATTTGTTTTTGATAAGCAACTTAGTACTGCACCCGCTGGCTACGATACTTTGAATATTGGAGTTACTCGGGTTGTAGCTTATAAGGACAGATTTAATATCTTAGGCAAAAAGTTAGGCACGCCTGCGACATTTGACAAAGATTATTGGGGCTCTGTGCAGATTGCCTTTGCCGACGCTTCCCCCTACCAAAACCCTGATTTTACGTTTAACATTACCGAGGTTTATACGCCAGATACTACAAGCAGCGTAAATTCGACGCCTATAATTATCGAGCCAAAATATTACTATTCTTCAAACAAATACGCGACAGGTAATATTCTAGCCTACAATGGTACTACCGATGTAATTGCAGACGATTGGTATGGTGGATGGGATTCCACAAGCCACGGATCACCCACCGAAATGCTCGGGCAGGGAATTGCAGGCCTGTATAAAGATTTTGTACCAACAATTCAGGGCACTTGGATTGATGCGGGAACTTTGACCGCTATTAAATCGCTTTATTTTGATGACTATAAGTGGCTATTTAACGGGGCGGTTTATACTGCACGCTCTGAGCAATGGGCAGGCGAGTGGGTTGGGTTGGTGCCTGTGTATACTGGCTTGACTTCTTCAGGCGAAGGCTTAAAGCTTGGCGGCGGTTTAAAGGATAGAGTCAACTATCACGATGAGCAAATAGGGCGTTTGAATGATTCAGTTCAGCGTGTACCTGCTTTGATGCTTTCGGAGTTGGTAAACAATGTAGAGGGCTCTCCGACTTCATTCCCTACTGAAAATACTCGTTATGAGGTAATGGTGCAGTACAATTACGCCGATGAGCAGATGGTTTGGCACCTTCAGGAGCACAATTCGCCTGTCACCTACACAGCAGGCAGCCACACAATAACCAACGGCTATGAGCTTATTCTCTGCGATACTTCTGGCGGGACTGTAAACGTCGATTTGCCCGATCCAACACAAAGCAAGGGAAAGAAATACTACTTTAAAAAGTTGACTAACCCCCACACCGTGGTGATCACTGGAGGCGGTGCCGATATTGATGGCGGTACGACAAAAGTATTAAACCAGCAGTATGAAACCGTTACAATCATTTGCGACGGCGCCCAATGGTGGATTATTTAATTTGTTGCAAATGTTACTCGCGTTATTGGGTAAATTGCGGGTACTATGGCACAAGCAAGCGCAGACATTATCGCAGGCTCTCAGGGTTTTGTAAGACACGGGGCGGCAACAGTTACCTCAGTAAGTTACGACGCAGTAATACCCCAAGAAGATACAGTATTTACATCGTTCACCGTTACGGCGGAAAACGGCACGGCAACCAATGTGCTTAGTGCGCGCGGTATGTCGGGCGTTACTTTTAAACAGGGCGCATTTTTGCCCGCCGGTAAGGGTAACAAGATTACTGGCTTTGTAACTTCGTCAGGCAGCGTAATCGGTTACTAATGCGCAGAATGGGCATAGGGTTGGGCGTTGGGATAAACCGTTCCAATTATGCTCAAGGGATTTTTGGTGCTTATCAGAGTCGGGTTATTGCCGATGGTGGAGTAACTGAGGCGGGTACTTGCGTGGATGCGGTTAGTGGGTTGCTATTGACTGCATCGTTGTTGCTCATTCCCTCGGGATACAAGTCGGGCAAAGCATATGCCGAAATCCCCACCAACGGAAACGGTGATTTAACTTGGACACGGGCGAGCACGGCACTACGAACAAATAGTTCGGGATTGTTGGAATCAATGGGTTCGGGTGTCCCCCGTCTATCCTATATGTACGGCAGTTGTCCTGCGTTGTTGTTAGAACCGCAGAGGACGAATTTGTTTACTTATTCTCAAGAATTTAACGATGCAAGTTGGAGTAAAAGTGCGTCAAGTATTAGCGCAAATAGTACAACCGCACCTGATGGCACAACTACGGCAGACACGATA